ATCTGGGCTAAGTCCCTCGGCGAAAAGGTTGGGGAAACTGACCGACAAGCCAATGCTGTCGCTGCGATTAGAACCTTTTGGTGGGCAGTACATATCGTGACATGCTTTTTTATCATAGCAGGTAATGCTAAAATGTTAGGACTCTGGTAATGAATCCATTTGATTATGTAAATGCAATTAATACGACCAAGAAGAACTTAATGGTCGGAACTGAGAATGATCGGTTGGCTGAGAAAGGGTATGATCCGTTCTTGACTAATCGGTCACTTTCATATCACAATGACACTATTGGTCTCGCTAACGAGATGAATACTCGTCACTATCTAGATAAGAAACCACAGTTTGAGTTTTTTATAAATACAGTTAGACCCAAAAAGAGATTCGCAAAGTGGGTGAAGAAACAGAAAGATAGTGATGTGGCAGTTGTAAAAGAGTATTATGGCTATAATGATGTAAAAGCAAGGCAAGCTCTCACTATTCTGTCTGACGAACAGATAACTGAAATAAGAACAAGAATAGATAAGGGCGGTCGCGATGCTAAACAGCATGATAGAGGTACATCTAAAAGATGATGATGACTTCTTAAAAATTAGGGAAACTCTTACCCGAATCGGTGTAGCTTCACACAAAAACAAAACCATTTATCAATCCTGCCATATCTTGCATAAGCAAGGTCGGTATTACATTGTACACTTCAAAGAGTTGTTTGCTCTAGATGGAAAGCCGAATAATTTTGGCGAGGATGATATTTCTAGACGCAATACAATTGTCAACCTTTTGGCAGAGTGGGGATTAGTTTCTCCAGTTGATTCTAACAAAAGCAAAGAACCTGTAGCGCCACTAAACCAAATCAAAGTCCTTCCGTTCAAAGAAAAGAACGATTGGAACCTTGAAGCAAAATATAATATTGGAAAAAAACTTTAATTGAGGATATATAATAGTATGACAAATTTTGGTAAAGTGAAACAATTTATGGAAGTATTCGGTCAAGACGTTCTGACTAACCCAACGATGCCATCTTCGGAACTGGCTAAATTGCGACTAGAACTGATCAGAGAAGAATGCGAAGAATTAACAGTAGCAACTAACGCAATGGATATGGTAGAGATTGCTGATGCGCTAACTGATATTCTGTATGTTGTTTATGGCGCAGGTCATGCGTTTGGTATAAACCTTGATGCTTGTTTTGATCATGTACACGCCTCAAACATGAGTAAGTTGGGTGAAGACGGAAAGCCAATTTACCGTGAAGATGGCAAGGTATTAAAAGGTCCAAATTATTGGGCACCAAATATGGGTAAATTTGTGGGGGCGCAATGAAACTATCAAAGAATTTCTCACTAGCTGAGTTCACTAAGAGCCAAACAGCTGAGCGTAAGGGGTTAGATAATACGCCAACTGATGAGCATTTAGTTCGTGCTAAGTTATTGTTCGAGAACGTAGTACAAAAAGTAAGAGACAATTTTGGTCCAACCGTTATAAATAGCGGATATAGGGGTGCTGAATTGAACGCTGCAGTAGGCGGTAGTTCTAAGTCTCAGCATTGTAAAGGTCAGGCTGCAGATATTGAAGTTCCTGGAGTTGCTAATGCTGAAGTGGCTCAGTGGATTGTTGATAACTGTGACTTTGATCAACTGATCCTTGAATTTTATACTCCAGGCATTCCCGATAGTGGATGGGTTCATGTATCGTATGTTGGACCTGAAGAAAACAGAAAAAGTATTCTGACCGCAAGTCGTGTGAATGGTAAAACAAAATATAGTGTTGGACTAAACGCATAATATGGATATATTTTTAGAGTTACTAGATGCAGGATTTCCGATTGCTGCTGCATTAGCAGGTGGGTTCTTTGTATTTTTAACTTTGAGATTTATCCTAGAGGGCGTTCTAAGTAGTATTAAGACGCAACGTGGTTTTGTTAAAGCATTAGATAATAGAATCAAAACCATGAACAATGAATTGATACGCATCGATCTTTTGATCGCGCATGCGTTTGGCATCGAGCCAGACTTAGATAGGATTTCACGTGCTGACGGTCAGAAGGATGCCAGGAAAGACTGATGGAATTAAATATTGTTGAGTTGATCAACACATATGGATTCCCAATCATAGCATGTATAGGACTCGGATACTTTATTTACTATGTTTGGACTTGGGTTACTGAAGAAGTTGACCCAGTTATTGAAGAATCGCATATGACTTTGATACAGTTGATTGACAGAGTTAGAATGCTAGATAACGATTTAATTAGAATCAAAACTAAGCTAGACATGATTCTACAACAACAGAAACAACAGGAGAGCAAAGATGAAGATAATTCTGAAAGCATCCATTAGTTTTTTGTTTCTGAGTTCGTTAGCATTCGGTGACATTGTACATACCTTTAAGAACCCATCATTTAGCGGTATCGGTACAGGTGCTCACTACTTGACTATCGAGAATCAAGAATCAAGTAGAAAGCAACAAATTAAAGATGCGCTTGAAGCAGCAAAGAAAGCTGCAGAAAGGGAAGCAGAAAATACAACTCTGGCTAAGTTCATTAGAAACTTAGAAAGCAGAATTTATGCCCAGCTGTCTAAGCAGTTGGTTGACAATATGTTCAGTAACGAAAACGCTGTAACATTTGGCACGTTTACTCTCGAAGGATCGATTGTAACTTATGAAGTGCTGACCGCAGATAACGGTGAGGATTACATTCAGATGAAGATTGTAGATAACGAAGGAACGGAAACTATAATCGAGATACCGATCGGGACAGGAAACTTTGGTACTGATACTGGGGATACCGATGCGGGCATTTAAGTTACTGCCATTCTTATTCTTGGTGGGTTGCGCAAAGATACCACAGTGGTCAGACCAACCGCAGGATTGCTCGCAGAAAATAAACGCAAGAGGTTATATTTGCGTTGATCATCCAGAGGTGGTGAATTTACCAGCATACATTAATTTGTTGAATGTGCCACCAGCAAAAAGTAAGCCAATCGTAGCGGTTTATGGGTTTACTGATAAAACTGGGCAACGTAAGGCAAGGGATGGTATAGCAGATTTTAGTACGGCTGTCACACAAGGTGGCACCGAGATGTTAATTGATGCGCTCAAGGCAGCAGGTGCCGGAACATGGTTCCGTGTTGTTGAGAGGAAGGGTATTGATAATCTGCTCAGAGAAAGGCAGATTATTCGCAGTACCAGAAAAGAATACGCTGATGAGAACTCAAAAGGCGTTGGTCCACTTCTATTTGCTGGTATGATAATAGAGGGTGGAATTATTGGTTATGATACCAATATCTTGACAGGAGGTCGTGGAGCAAGAACTTTAGGAATTGGCTTTAGTAGGAAATACAGAAAAGATGTAGTGACAGTCTCAATTAGAGCTGTATCAGTTTTGACTGGCGAAGTTTTATTGAACGTACAGGCAAAGAAATCGATACTAAGCTATGGTTCTGGTGGTGATTTATTCAGGTATTATGAAGAAGGAACACAATTAGTTGAGTATGAGGATGGCGTGGGGAACAACGAATCTGTAACATACGCAGTGCGAACAGCGATTGAAGCTGCCGTGCTAGAACTAATATATCAGGGACATGATAGAAGTCTCTGGAAAGTTGAGGATGGGCATCGACACCCGCACCAAAGTGACGGAACAAATGATGGTCATTCTCTAGAGGAAACTGAAGATGAATAGGTACTTACTAGGACTTGCGAGTTTAACGCTTTCAAGTTTCGTATTAGGTGGAGCATCTGACGACAACGAAATCAATATTGAACAATCTGGTGACACGCTAACGATTTATGTTGATCAAGTGGGTTACGGTAACAAGATTGGACTTGACGACTTTTCAACATCATCAAGCGCAACACCAATCACTGGTTCATCGTTGACTTTTGATATTGACCAAATCGGTAACGAGAACTTACTATTTGGTGAATTGACTTCGGATAGCTCGACATACAATTTAATCTGGACTGGGGATAGTAATTCCTGGGACTGGAAAATAGGTGATGTGGGTTCTGCAGATAGCACAACTGTTGATGTGAGCATTACTGGTGACTCAAACACTATGGACTTCGATCAAGGTTCTGTGGCAAGTGCTGAAAGACTTGACCTAGATTTAACATTGGTTGGTTCGAGTAATGTGTTTGATGTTGATGTAGAAACTGATGACGTTACTTGGAACTTCGATATATTAGGTAGTTCTAACGACATCAATACTCTACAGAACGATGGATTCTATCAATCACTCACCGTTGAGTTGGATGGCGACAGTGCTGATATTGACATTAATCAAATCAGCGGTACTTGCCCAGAAGGAATTACTAGCTGTAAAGGTATTGTAACTCTAGACGTGACTTCTGATAATGCTACTATCCAGATCAACCAGAAAGATACTGCTGGCGACAGCTAATTCCTTTTTGCTGGTGGGGGTTGTTTCGGCATCCTCCATCGGTGATGTGGTTGAGTCAACAGGTGTCGGAACTCTACTAAGAGAAACGTCTGATTTAGTCGAAGCGAAAGTCGGCGAAGAAATACAACTTAATGACACTGCCCAGACAGCAAAGGGCAGGATGCTCATTAAGTTCCTCGATGAAGCAGAATTATCGCTCATCGAACATACCAAAGTTTATATCGACAAAGTCTACTACGATCCCGATCCGAGCAAGTCTAAGATGGTCATGAAAATGGCACTTGGAACTGCTAGGTTCGCGAGCGGTAGATTGGGCATGGTTCCGAAACAGAATATAGACATCACGACCCCAACTGCGCAGATAGC